CAAGAGAGGGTGATTTAATATATTTTCCTTTAGGGGAAAGACTATTCGAAATTAAAAGAGTTGAGGCAGAAAAACCTTTTTATCAATTAGGAAAAACATATGTATATGAACTGCAGTGCGAACTTTATGAATATGAAAATGAAGATATTGATGTATCTGTAGAAGAAATCGATAATACAGTTCAAGATGAAGGTTACATTACAACTTTAACACTGGAACCTGTTGGTGCTGACGCAAGTGCAACGGCAACTATTGGTGGTGCTGGTATGGTTGGACTAATTAGTCTAACTAATGATGGATATAACTATACTTCAACACCAGTTGTAACTATATCTGATCCAACAAGTGGAACTACGGCAACTGCTGTTGCTATAACAACATCTATTGGCGGTATAAAATCCGTAAAGGAAATTAGAATAACAAATGCTGGATCTGGATATACCTCATCAGATCCTCCGACAGTCACTATAACTGGAGGAAGTGGAACAGGAGCAGCTGCTACAGCGATAATTGTTGATAACGGTGTACAAACACTATCAATTTCTACTGCTGGTACTGGATACTTCTATGCTCCCATCGTCACCATTTCTGGTCCTGCAGTTGGAACAACAGCAACGGCAGAGGCAATTGTAAATCCATCAACGGGTGGTGTTTCTCAACTCCAAATAACAAATACTGGAGCAGGATACACATCCGCACCAACAGTATCAATAGCAGGAGTATCAACCACAGGAATAGGAACATATCAACTCAGAGAAACTATAACAGGTTCACTTTCTGGAACAACAGCAGAAATTAGAAATATAGTAATCAGAACAGATATTGATTTGAATGATCCACCGATAGAATTGTATGTTGCTGTAAATGACGGACAGTTCTCTGCTGGAGAAGTAATAACTGGTTCAGATTCTTCTGCTTCCTATATACTTAAATCATATGATAATGATAGTTATGAAGAATCTTTTGACAATAACGAAGAAATTGAAACAGAAGCAGACAATATATTAGATTTCACTGAATCAAATCCATTTGGAGAATATTAATGTTAGGGACTTATTTTTATCACGAAATTATAAGAAAAACGATTGTTAGTTTCGGAACTCTTTTTAATAATATTTACATTAAACATGAGGATAAAAACAATAACGTAGTAGATGAAACAAAAGTTGGACTTTCATATGGTCCAATGCAGAAGTTTTTGGCAAAGTTGGAGCAACAGGCAGATTTAAAAAAACCTATTGCAATCACTTTACCAAGAATGTCTTTTGAAATGGTTTCTTTACAATATGATCCAACAAGAAAAACTAGTGTAACTCAAACCTTTAGAGCATCAGATGATGCTGGCAATATAAAGAAAGTTTATATGCCAGTTCCTTATAATATTGGTTTTGAATTAAGTATCTACTCAAAATTAAGTGATGATGCTTTACAAATTGTCGAACAAATACTACCATTTTTCCAACCATCATTTAATTTGACTTTGGATTTGGTAGATTCAATTGGTGAGAAAAAAGATATACCAATTGTTCTTGACAGTATTGATATGCAGGATGATTATGAGGGAGACTTTACCGTAAGAAGAGCACTTATCTATACTTTGAGATTTACTGTAAAGTCATATCTGTTTGGTCCTATTGCAGATTCTACGGAAGGTCTCATTCGTAAGGTTCAAGTTGATATGTATGCTGATACCAATACTCAGACTGCTAAGAGAGAGGTCAGATATACAGTAACACCAGATCCTATTAATGCTGATCCTGATGATGACTTTGGGTTTAGCGAAGTTTGGGAAGATTTTACAGATTCTAAGACTTATAGTCCAACTCAACAAACTGATATTTAAAAATTATGTCTGATAATTATGATTCAATCGATGAAGCTTTAAATGTTGAGAGTAAGATCGTAAAGACAGAAAAAGTTTCGTCAGAAATTCAAAATGTAAAACCCAAAGGTCCTGATATTGAAAAGGACTATGAATACACTCGTGCCAATCTCTACTCCTTAATTGAAAAAGGACAGGAGGCAATCAATGGAATTATGGAACTTGCTGGCGAAGGTGGAAGTCCAAGGGCATATGAAGTGGCAGGTCAATTAATCAAAAGTGTTGCCGATACTACAGACAAACTTATTGACTTACAGAAAAAACTTAAAGATGTTGAGGATGAATCTGTAAAAACGACTAACAATAATGTTACCAATAATGCTGTATTTGTTGGATCAACCACCGAGTTACAAAAACTACTCAAACAAGGTTTTCTAAATAATAAAGAGTAAACTTGTTTCCTAATGGGTTGGTCAGAAAAATATAAAAAATCAATTGATTGTGACAACCCAAAAGGTTTTAGTCAACGTGCCCATTGTCAGGGTAAGAAGAAAAAAATGTCAGAAGAAAAAAAAGATCACGAATACTCAATGGCACGGTCTGAGTTGAAAACTGTGACTAATGCCGCAAAGCGTCTTCAAAAGAAGATGGGTAAGAAAGGTGAGGGCAATCTGCAAGCTTGGGTACAATCCAAAATCACAAAAGCAGCAGATTACATTGATACTGCCGCAGATTATGTAACTAATGAAGAAACCGTAAGTGAAGAGGGACTCCGAGATTGGTTCGGAAAGTCCAAATCAAAAGATGGTAAAAAAGGTTGGGTTAATGTTGTAACAGGTGGAACCTGTGCAAGTGACGAACCTGGAGAAGGAACTCCTAAGTGTGTCTCTTCTGCAAAAAGAGCAAGTATGAGTAAGGCAGAGAGACTTTCTGCTCAAAGAAGAAAGAAGAAAGCGGATCCTGGTCAACAACAAAAGTCTGGTGCCGCAAAACCAACATATGTTTCTACAGACCCTAAGAAGAAAATGAAAAAAGAAGAAGTAGAAGTAACAGAAGCAAAGGATAAACCAGGTAAGGGTAGTGGTAAGAAAGATGCTTGTTACCATAAGGTTAAGTCTCGTTATTCTGTATGGCCAAGTGCATATGCATCAGGAGCACTTGTAAAGTGTCGTAAGGTTGGTGCTTCTAACTGGGGTAATAAGTCAGAGTCTTATGACTTCTCAAATTGGAGAGATGATTTCAAAGCAATTGAAATTGAAACGGTAAATCTTATTGAACCCGATCCAATTCAAGGTGGACAACCAATAGAAGAAGGTCAGAAGTGTTGGAAAGGATATGAGAAGAAGGGAACCAAAAAAATGTTTGGTAAAACCTACAATAACTGCGTGAAAAAAGAAGAATTTGAAAAAGAAATTCCTTCTGGTGATATTAAAAAGTTGACTAAAAAAGCAGTTAAAAGAATTGATACTAATGTCAGTGGTCATGTTGACAAGAAAGATAAATCTATGGGAGATTATGGTGAGTTTGTGCCAACACCAGATGGTAAAGGAAAATTAGTTACTTCCATAAAGAAAGAAGAGTTTTCAGATTGGAGAGAAGAACTTGGAGAGGATTGGCAGAAGGTCAACAAGGGTGATAAAACTGATGGTATGAGTCAAAAAGCAGTTAATGCTTATCGTCGTGAAAATCCTGGTTCTAAGTTAAAGACTGCTGTAACTGGTGATCCAAAACCAGGTAGCAAGGATGCCAAACGCAGAAAGTCCTTCTGCTCCCGCTCTAAGGGGCAGCAAGACATGCATAACATTGATTGCTCAAAAGACCCCGATAAAGCAATTTGTAAAGCCCGTCGTCGCTGGAAGTGCTGATCCATGTATATAATAAAAATTTTAGGAGAATCTACTAATATAAATGCTGGATCTGGTTCATCAGTTCCAGACTCCAATAGCATTGGAGCACGATATGTCATGGTTCAACATGACCATGCTAGTGGTAATGCACATTTGGTTGAAACTAGAACTGGTGCAGGAGTTACCATTGGAAGTTTTTACATTCCTCCACATAACCCAATAATTGTCAAGAAAGAAAGAGAAGAGTTAGTGTTTTGCAGTAGCTCTGATGTATATGCAACTTCTGTAGTTTATCAAGGATGATTTAATTTTTGTTATGAGTGAAGTATATCTTGGTAATCCCAATCTAAAAAAAGCGAATACGCAAATTGAGTTTACAGAGGAGCAAATCCTCGAATTCTTGAAGTGTAAAGAAGACCCAGTTTATTTTGCTAGAAACTATATCAAGATTGTGTCTCTTGATGAAGGTCTTGTACCTTTCGATATGTACCCGTTTCAGGAAAAACTAATTCAGAATTTCCATGATAATAGGTTTAATATCTGTAAGATGCCACGTCAGACTGGTAAGTCTACTACTTGTGTATCATATCTTCTGCACTATGCTGTTTTTAACGATAATGTTAACATCGCCATCCTAGCAAACAAGGCATCCACTGCTAGAGATCTT